AAATTTCATGGCTGGCGCTAGAACAGAAGGATTAACTTCGGCGATGAATGAAATGGCTAAATCAATGCCCAAAATCGATGTTAGTAAAATGCCAGGTAACGTTGATGTTACCACTAGTATCAGTGAACTTAAAAAATCTGTAGAAGGAAAAAATCAATCAATTTTTGACATAGGTAAATCCATGTCAGAAATGAAAAAATCTGTAGCTACTCCTTCTTTACTAAACACAGCAGGAGGAAAGCCTTCTAAACCAACCGAATTTAAAATGCCATCGATGGATCAGATTAGTTTTGGTCCAGACGGCATGCCAAGAATCAGTGCCAAACCACAAGCACAAGCCATGGCACAACAAGTGGCCGCAGAACGAAAAGAGCCAGCTGCACCGGCCCCTACCGCAGAAGCCGAAACAACTAATCAGGCCGCAGCCAATCAATCTACTCCAGCAGATCAGCCTGATCCTGCTGGTAAATCTGCAACTCTAAACGACGTGGTCAAAGAGTTAACTAACTTAAATAGTATTATGGCGCAAGTAGCGAAGATGACTGGTGATACCAACAGTTTGGTTGAACGTCAAGTTAAGGCAACGAAGGCTATCGGCGGTAACGTTTACGATAGATTATAATAATGAGTTGGAAAAAATATTTTACACCTGTAGCTGTATCTAATCCTGGAAATGTAAGTCCATTTACCAGTGCCAATCGTGCAGGTCCTGCAAGAACAAATTACAGTTCATATCTGCCAGATGTATATACAGGTTCACCAAACCGTATCGAACGTTATATGCAGTATGACACAATGGATATGGATCCAGAAATCAATGCTGCCTTAGACATTTTAGCCGAATTTTGCACACAAAAGAACAAAGAAAATAACACAGGTTTCAGTCTCACATTTAAGAGCAAAGCTACGAATACTGAAATCAGAGTATTAAGAGAATACTTACAACAATGGTTTAAACTACAACAGTTTGACACGAGATTTTTTCGTGTAGTGCGTAATACGTTCAAGTACGGTGATGCATTTTTTATCCGAGATCCTGAAACATCTAAATGGTTTTATGTTGATCCGGGTAAACTAGTCAAAGTCATTGTTAATGAAAGCGAAGGAAAGAAACCAGAACAGTATGTGATCCGTGATCTAGCACCTAACTTTAAACATCTAGTAGCTACACAGATACAACCTAACAGTATGCAGACTAACAATCGTGGCAGCAGTTATGTTGCTGGCGGCGGATTAACACGTGGCGCTACTGGCGCATATCCTCAACAGACTGGTGATAGATTCAATTTAGGTGAAAACGAGATGGCTGTAGATGCTGCTCATGTAATCCATCTAAGTTTAAGCGAAGGTTTAGATAACAACTACCCTTTTGGTAACAGTTTGCTTGAACAAGTGTTTAAAGTCTACAAGCAGAAAGAACTGCTTGAAGATGCTATTTTAATATATCGTATACAACGTGCCCCAGAACGTAGGATTTTTTATATTGATGTGGGCAATATGCCTACACACATGGCTATGGCTTTTGTGGAACGTGTAAAAAATGAAATTCATCAACGTAGAATTCCTAGTCAATCAGGCGGTGGTGTTAATGTTATTGACAGTGCGACGATTTAAAATATTTTACTAATAAACTGTTTCGTGCGTTGCGTATACCTAGTAGCTATTTGCCTACAGGTGCAGATGACAGCCAAGCACAATACAATGATGGTCGTGTAGGTACTGCTTATATTCAAGAATTACGTTTTAACAACTATTGTATGCGTTTACAAACACTGTTGACTTCGGTGTTTGATCAAGAATTCAAAAGATACTTACATAATCGTGGGGTCAACATTGATAGTAGTTTGTTTGAGTTACGTTTTCAACCCCCACAAAACTTTGCCAGCTATCGTCAAGCAGAAGTTGATGGACAACGAATCAATACGTTTAATACTATTCAAGCGATTCCATTCATAAGTAAAAGATTTGCTCTTAAACGTTTCTTAGGTATGACCGAAGAGGAAATCGCAGAAAATGAGCGTTTATGGAGAGAGGAAAAGGGCCAAGCAAACATTACAGGTACTGATGCTAGTGGCGAATTGCGTAGTGTTGGTCTTAGTGCAGCAGGTATCGACAGCGATCTTGAACTAGCTGGAGACACCAGTGCTCCAGATGATTTAGCACAACCTGAAGGTGCACCACCGCCAGGGGCTGACACAGGTGCCGGTGCAACAGCAGCCGTAGCACCACCGCCAGCCGCCCCGGCTTGATAAATATCAATATGATTTTACGTGAATTATTTTATTTGAATCCAGAAACACAAAGCGTAAGCAATGACTTTCGCTTTGATGCTGCACGAGATATTGAAGAATTACAGCGTAGTGATACACGCAAAACACGTCTAACACTAAAACAAATCAACGAATTACGCAAATCTAGTGAAGCACATATACTTGAAATGGAAGACGAATTACAATTTATCCATGACATGTACGGTGTTGCACCAGCACCAGCTGCTTAATAAAAAACTAAAAGATAAATGCAGTTATGCGAAGTTTTGTCTTTGGTAATGGCCGCAGCCGCCTAAATATTAAATTTGAAGAAGTAAAATCCTACGGAAAAACATATGCCTGTAATGCCGTTTACAGGGAATACACGCCTGATTATCTAATAGCTGTAGATCCGAAAGTGTCTACAAACTATCAGCTACAACATCAAGTATGGACCAACCCCAGCAGCAAATACAAGGATTATAAAGGACTAAACTATTTTGAACCAAGTTTAGGTTGGAGTAGTGGACCCACAGCACTACAGTTAGCTACACTACACAAGCCAATGGAAATTTATATTTTTGGATTTGATTTTGAAGGCATAGAAGGCAAGGTCAATAATGTCTACGCAGGCACATTAAATTATAAGTCCGGAGATCAACCCGCAACTTATCACGGCAACTGGCAAAGACAAACCGAACATATTATAAAAAACAACTTTTCGATTAAATATTATAGGGTAGTTGAAAGAACATATTATAATCCAGGATGGGAATATCCTAATTTTAAGAACATAACTTACGAATCTCTAAGAGAGATAATGGGCAATTGGCAGAAAATTGCCTAAAAACCCACCATTTCAGCATATATTCTATAATAATATGTAAATATAACATGACAGCTCATAACCTATAGGAGATTTCTAACATGACTGACCGTTCAAAATTCGAGCAGATGCTCGAGCATCTTATTAACGAAGACGAGAACAGAGCTCGTGAACTGTTTCACGATATTGTAGTAGCAAAGTCTCGCGAAATTTACGAAGAATTACTAGCAGAAGATTTTACTTCTGAAACTGGCGGTGAAGAAATGCCAGCTGAAGAACCAGCTGATATGCCAGCTGCTGAAGCAGGTGATGCTGCTGATGACATGTTAGGCGATATTGAAGCCGACGACGAGATGGGCGGCGACGAAATGGACATGGACGATGAAGGTGACGAAGAAGTTACATTGTCAGGCAGCGAAGTAGACGAATTAGAAGACCGTGTAGTTGACCTAGAAGACGCATTAGATGCACTACGTGATGAATTTGAATCACTAATGGGCGCAGAAGAAGGCGACATGGGTGATGAAGGTGAAGAAGATGAAATGACTCCAGAGATGGGCGACATGGGTGGCGAAGAAGAAATGCCAGCA